ACAGAACTTGCAGTTAAGTGCCCAATAAATGTACTTGTTCCAGGAATTAATCCACTAACACCAGATGCATCACCTGCTGCTCTAACATCTTCAAGAGCAATAGGAACTTTTGTTCCTCTAGGAACAGAAACATCAACTGCATAATAACCTCTTGTTCTCTTGGAGTGCTTATTAATTCCTTTGCTGATCGCTTGTTTTAACTGAGCATCGCTCATATTTTTAGATAGTGCAATGTCTGCGCCGCCACCAGTAATAAAAACAGAAACTCCTTGTTGTAATAATTTTTTAACAACTGGGAACGTATTATTGAGAAGAGTTGTTCTACTATTATCTTGGAAGTGACCATGAACCCAACCAGCAGCATTGCTAACTCTACCAGTATCGCCAAATACTGCTCCTGTAGTTAGTCTTCCACCAGTATTTTTCCTTGATTGTACACCAGTTCCTTTTCCAAGTGGAGTTTTTCTTGCTTGTTCTATAATTGCTCTTTCTTTCCGCGATGCTTTGTCCCTGGGACCTGTCCAAGCACCAATACCAGCTTCTTTTAAATACTGAATTGCAAGTTGGTCCTGAACTTCGGGAGTAAATTTTGCAGAAGTTGGAATTCCTGATCTCGCCACAACTCCAGGTAAGGTCTTTCCAATAAATTGATATCTACCAACTGCATGTAGTCTACCTTGTCTTATCCACTCTTGATTAGACATTCCAGATCTTTCTGCCTGCAATGCCATGATTTCTTTAATTGTCAAATCAGTAAGTGCTTTACCGCCATGTTGCTTCATCTTGCGAAAATCGCCAGCAAAAGAACCTGGAAGTACCGCTCTACCACCTTTTATTCCTATCTGATTGACGGCATTGTATCCACCACTACCTGCAGACTCATATTTTGATAGAATGTCCAGTGCTTGTTTGTGAATAGGTTTTAATTTACCTCCAGATTGTGCTGCAGGAGTTGGTGCTGCAGGAGATGGAGCGGGTGTTGCTGGAGATGGAATTGGTTTATCTTCTTGACCCAATCTCTCTGCAGATTCTTGAGCTTGCTTTGCACCTTCTGTCTTTTCATATGATTGACCAAACGTTGCCATTACAATGTTTCCAAAATCTCTACCCATTGAAGAGATTTCATCTGTTATGATATTAAATTCTTCTCCAATAGTAGTAGAATCAAGTTGTTTAAAATTTACAACAGAATCTGCTATTGATACGGCAATATTTTTTAAACTGAAAGCTATATTCACGACACTTTTAACAAGATTCTTCATCCCATCAAAAACTGTCACTGCCCTTGGGATGACTTGTTTTTCCACAAAATCAAATATTTGTGGAAGTCTATTTGAAAACCAACCAAGTACAATTGCTTCGATTGCAGCGATTACACGCTCAATTGGATCTAACGCCTTCCGTGCATATTTGTTGACCGTACTAGCAACACTACCTTCTTTTTCCGTTGATATAAAATTTCTTAACTTTCTTTTTCTATCAGTTTCTTCTATTTCTATTACTCTGGTTTCTTGCTGCGCTCTAAGTTTACTTGCTCTTCTTTCACCAAATACTTTCTCTAATCTAATTACATTAGATTCTAAAGCATTTAACTGTATATTAGATGCATCTACCTTTTGTTCGTTTGATTTTGTTAGTTTAATCATCTTATATTGCCATTACGTTGTAGACAGAATGAGAAAACAAAACATAGAAGTTATCTGGGTTTGAAGATCTAGCACCAGGAAACTTGGTTGCGCCAGTTCCACTCATTGAACCAGCATTAATTGGTCCTAAATCTGAAGGAGTAGTGGTTCCGCCACCTCCTGTTGATGGCAATTGAACTACCTGAGTTTGTGAAGATGGAACTGAAGATTCCATAGTCGCAATTTTTTCATTAGCATTATTTACTGGTTGAATCGACGATGAAGTAGTAGATGTCTGATTTTGCTGCGGAGTTATACCTGAAGCATCCATTTCTCCAGAATCATATGGTCCAAACATTGATGCATCGGTTGCATTTGAATCTGAGGATCTTGGACCAGATGGAGCAGCAGTCTCTCCCATCATTGGTGTAACTGATTCTGCCGATTTTTCTGCTGGTGCTGGTGTTGCAGTGGATCCAACTTTAACTTCTGTTGGTTTTACATCTGCCGCTGGTTTTGCTGCTGGTTTTGCTTCTACTGGTTTTTCTTTTGGAATATCCTTATTAGATGGAGTTTTCGCAGGTGCTGGAGCTGCTGGACCTTTAAATTCAAAATGCCCACCATGATCATTTGGTCCTCCATATGGAGCATGAACCCATCCATACTTCTTACCATTCTTTATAATCCATGCCTTTGAATTGCCATGAATATCCATTCCAAGTCCATAAAGATGCTTAGATTTTTCCGCCCCGTTTTCTTTTTTATTTTTTGCTACAGTTCTCTGTGAACTTGCAATATCGGTTCCCTTAACGACTCCTTTTGAATCTGCTACCATCTTTTCAAAAGCAGCAGCTGCTTCTTTAGAGAAAACAACAGGTCTTCCCTGCTCATCAGTCTGTCCCTGAATAGTATACCCAGGTCCAGTATCCGTGTGACCTTTAGTTGATATTACTTTTGTTCCTGTGCCAGTTATTGCATCTTTAGCACCAGTTATAAGATTTTTAGTGCCCTCTACTGCAGCAGATGCTGCATCACCTATTGCATCTCTTGTTTTAGAAGCAATATTTCCAGTTGCATTATCTGCTGCTGTCGCTGTTCTTTCTATAAAATTTCCAGTTGCCTGGGCTGCATTCCCTGCTGCTTCAACTGCAGGTTCTGTAACTGGTTTAACTAAGTTTGCAGCTCCTTCTACTAAGTTTTTTATAAAGTTCATAGCACCTTCTACCCATCCGTAGAAAGTTCCCATGGCATCCTTTACAAATTCAAATGCACCTTTAATTGCAGAAATACCAGTATCTACTACATTACGAATTACTGCAAATACATTCTTGATAATATTGCTTATATTGGTTATTGTCTGCCTAGTTGCAGCATATACATTAATTACAGTTCTTTCAATTGTATCCCAATTCTCTACTATTTGATTAGTTACCCATCCAGCAAATAGTGCAGTTAAAGCCTCTCCAATCCTCCCAAAAAAGGATTGGACTTTCGTGACTTGTTTTTGAACTAACTGCGGTACTTTTATATCGGTTTCTCTTTCTATATTTGTTTCGATTCTATTTTTTCTTTCTGCATCTATTCCTTGCTTTCTTATCGTATCTTGCCTGTTTTCCTCATCTCTATTATCTCTAATATCACTTTGTATTGCAGTAATTATACTGTTTAACTTTTTATTAATTGACCTCAGGGTGAAGGTATTGAGGTTGACATATACTGTCTGTTGTCTTGATTTTGTTACCTCGCCACCAGAAGATGCTGCAGGATCTCCACCTCCTCCAGGAAAAACAGATTGTGCATTAATTGCCATTTTGCTTAGCTCTTTCGTTCTGTTCTTCTACATGCTGTTGAAGTAACATAATATAGATTTCCCTTTCCCAGGGAATCATATTTTCAATCTCGGTCAATGAATATTTATGGTACTGCATCATGGCAAAGTTGATCTTATAAAATGACACAAGATCTTCATGTGCCATTATCAACCGAAAAAACTTGAGAGACCCTCCAATACTACTTCATTCTCTACTTTTGTGTTTGGATTGATGACTTTAATTGTGTAAGACAATTTTGGCATCGTATTGAAAAATTCTTCAATTTCTTTGAACTGCTTAGTTCCAAGTTGCTCCAAAAACTCAATCAATTCTTTTTGGGTAGAATCCGAAGCACTCCATGCTTCTTCGGCATTATAAATCTGTTCGATACAACCAGCGATGACTTGGAAAGAATTGTCAATATTTCTTCCATCAAAATCAAAGTTGTTCTTAATAAATTGATCAAGAGAAGGATACTTCATTCTCATCGACAATGTATCATCAATTTTAATATCTCTAGAATGCTTTTCATCGAATGTCACTTCAATATCTTGCAAATCAATAGATACTGGAACTTGCGTTTCTCCATCATCGGCACAAGTTACAATCACATCAACACTCTCTCCAACTGATTTTGCACGTACATGAAGGAATAGATATTCAATATCAAATGTTGGTAGAGATTCAACGTCAATTCCTTTGGTTAAAATGCAAGAATTTAGAACTTCAGAAATTGCGTTTGTGATCTGTGTTGTATCCTCACTTTCCATTGCAATGATGAGGATTTTTTCTTCTCTTACAAGGAAAGGTCTATACTTAATTTTCTTCTTATTTGAAGGTAATGTCAACTCATAAGTTGGAGTCGAAATCTTTGGTAAAGGCATGATTTTTTGTCAAAAAATTCAGTTAGAATTATTTAGTTCCTTGTTGGACTGCCGTTTGCTCCAAAGAATCTTCCACTAACTTCTGCGCTAGTTCTAGTATCTTTACTTGAATCGTAGAAGACAACACCACTATTTCCACGAACGGGAACTAGTTTGTTTCCTCCACCACCGCCAGTTGCACTACCTAGAGAACCGAGACTTGGAATAAAGTTAGAGAAAGAACCGAGACTTAGAGCAGCACTCGAAATTGGACCACAGACATATCTATCATAACTGAAGGTAACAGTAACTTGTAGAGTTCGTGTTCCTTCATAAGAAACAGGTATTGCAGCGATATTTACTGGGAATGCTCCAATAAAGTTATAGACTAATTTGGATCTGTAATCTCTATCAAATTTTGTGATGGACATGGAATCGCACTTGTATCCACTTCCACCATCTCCATTTGGATACTTGAACTTATTAAAGTAAGAAGGAGAAGCTTTACTTGGAATTAATTGATCAGCACCACTGGAAATATACTCCATCCAGTGTTCAAAAAACTTTAAATTCTTATATTGCTGATCGACATAGAACGTGAAATCAATTGGGGCAAAGGTTCTGGTATATGCTATATTCTCAGTAATACCAGGAAAATTGCTGGTGATTTGTGTAGTTGCATATGCTGAACCTGGCAAGGATGCACTTGAGCATAAGATTCCAGCATCTCTGGTGATATGGAGAATGTCAACTCCTTTCATCATCAAAAATCCACTCAACTGTGACAATCTCATAAAACCAGAGAATGCAACTTCATAATGAGATGTGCCAGCTAACTTACCAAACTTGGTAAGTACCTCTGACATTTTTTTAGGTTTTGCAATACCCGCTCCACTTAAAGCACCGATGCCACCACCAGCAAGAGCGTCAGCAATGTTAGCAGCACTATCTAAAAGTCCAGAAACTTTTGCAACTTCTGAAGAATTTGGGAATACAGAAGCAGCAACTCTTCCATATCCAGCAGCTATATTAGCACCCTTTGCGATGTCTTGAATTGAAGCCACTATTTTCGTTATAGTTTTCCTATACTATATAGTCAAGAATTGTAAGATCATCATATTAATGTCCTATAAAGGAAAATTTAAACCAACGAACACCAAAAAGTACAAAGGTAATCCAACAAATATTATCTACAGATCTCTTTGGGAAAGAAAGTTTATGGTTTACTGTGACTTGAATGAAAATATCTTGGAATGGGGAAGCGAAGAATTTTGGATTCCATATCGCTCACCACTCGACAATAGAGTACATCGATACTTTCCAGACTTTTGGATTAAGTATAGAGCAAAGGATGGAACAATTAAAAAATCAATCATTGAGGTAAAACCACTCAAGCAAACTAAAGAACCGAAACAAAGAACAAGAAAGACAAAATCCTACATTTATGAAGTTCAAGAGTATGTAAAAAATCAAGCAAAATGGGATGCGGCGAGAGAATATTGCAAAGATAAGTTGTGGGAATTTAAGATTCTAACAGAAGAAGACCTAGGAACATGAAATTCACAAACAATAGGATACAACCAATTATTGACGAATTGATTGGTTTGGAAGATCCAGATGATATGATGTTGAAAATCATAGAAGCACTGGATACGGATAAAACTTGGGTTCCAGAGGTTGATAAATATTATACCTTTATATACATACCTAAAACCTCAGGAATTCAGTATGATCAATACCCATTAATTAGGGTAACTGAAATTACAAGTTGGGGTTTTAAAGGATTGAACTTTCATCATGGTGGAGAACTTAGATTTTATACATTTCCTGAAGTTCAGGGGCAAATGCATTTAGTTAAAGAGACTGAACTAGAAGATCTACTATCCATTCCATACGGTCTTATACGACAAAGTTGACTATAAATATTCAGAGAACCTATATTGGGCTGTAATGCTACGATATCCACAAGCTAGATTAGACGCTACTAGCGACTATTTCAAGATAACTATTGCAGAGTATAAACCTGGGGGAGGGGCGGCGAGTTCTAGTGGTTCATTCAAGGTGGCAGAGGGATCGCAAGCAAACTCACCTAAGAAGAATAAATCTGTAAAAGAAATTATACTATTACCCATACCAAACGGACTGTCTGATAGCAATACTACAGGATGGGGAGAAGATAGTATAAATGGAATGGCTATGGCAGGAGTTAATGCAGCAATGCAAGCGATGAAAAGCAAAAATGCAGATCAAGCAAAAGGAACCATTAGTAATCTTTATGGTCAGGTAAAAGGAAGTAAAGATGAGGTTGGAAGAGCTGCTAATGCTGAATTTGCAGCAATCGCAGTAAATGCTTTGGGTGGAAATACCACTAGAGATGGTATCCTAGCGAGAACATCTGGTCAGATTATCAACCCAAATCAAGAAATGCTATTTAATGGCGTGAGTATCAGATCATTTAGTTACAGTTTTGATCTCATCCCAAGATCAAAAAGTGAAGCAAACCAAGTGAGGTCAATTATAAGAGCGTTCAAAAAACATATGGCAGCAAAGAAATCTCCAAAAGGAGTTTTTCTAGGAAGTCCAGATATATTCCAGTTGGAGTTTATGAGTGGACCAAAACCACATCCATTCTTACATAGATTTAAACCATGTGCATGTACAAATGTAAGTGTGAATTACACTGGTTCTGGTGCATATAGTACATATGAAGATTCTACACCAATTCACATGGTTTTGACTGTATCATTCACAGAATTGAACCCAATTTACTTCGAAGATTACGACTTAGCAGGAGGTGTAGGATTCTAATGGGTTACTTTAAAGAACTACCAGATCTAGAGTATAGATCACCATTTTCGACTTATAGAAATTCAGTCAACGATTTCATTAAGTGTAAGAACTTATTTAAAAGACTGAAGTTAAGAGATGATGTCTATAATAATGTAACCAACTTTGACAAGTACATCATTGGCGAAGGTCAGAGACCAGACCAAATAGCATTAGAATATTATGGAGATGATACCCTTGATTATGTTATCCTAATCGTGAATAATATTTCTAATTTAAGAAACGAATGGCCATTGTCTGGCGAATACTTCTACAATTTCCTTGAGAGAAAATATCCTTTTCCTGGGCAATTAAGTCAGATACATCATTATGAAACAAAAGAAATTAAAGATTCTTTAGATAGATTGATATTACCAGCAGGAAAGTGGGTTGATGCTAACTTCACAATTCCCAACCCAAATAACAAACAACAAACGATCAATCCAGTAAAACCAGTTACAATCTTAGCGTGGGAACAAGAATTAAATGATAAAAAGTCTGAAATTTGGTTGCTAAGACCAGAGTATATTGGTATCTTCCTGGATGATCTTAGAACAGCATATACTTATGGTGTGTCTTCTCAACAAATAGATGAGACAACAAAAAGGGGGGATTGATCCCCCCTTTTATATCATGCTTCAGCGAGTCGCTGGAACTTTGCCATAATATCATCCAAGTCTTCATCATCAGAGTCTTGATTTGAAGAGGGAAGATTGTTCAGTTCAGAACGGAGATCTTCAGTCAGACTAGGAGCAGAGAACTCCTCTTCATCTTCTTCACCGAAGGTTTCGGGATCTTGACGACGAACTGCACCAGCAAGTCCAAGTACATTATCAAGGCGCTTCTTCAGTTGATCATAGGACTTGAACTTATCGGGAGCAACCAACTCTGCAAGAGAATATTGCTTCTTCCAGAGTGATTCAAGTGCATCATCATCACCATCAAGAAGAGGAGATTGACGGGCAAATTCGGAACTATCGTAGTTCCAGTAACCAGCAACCTTTTTAATCTTGATCTTGAAGTCTGCACCTGCCCAGAAGTCAAAAGGATTAATGGGTTCTTCATCCTCAAACTCAGGTTGCATTGCTGCAATAATTTTATCGTGAATCTTCTTGCCATACTTGAACAAGAATACACGACCCTCGTTTGCAGGATTTGCGGGATCTTTCACAACATAGATGTTGCTGTAGTATGAAAGTTTACGCTTCTGTGCGCGGGCAACTTCCTTATTGGCATCGATACCACTGTTCCACAATTGAGTATTATATTCAGATACGGGATCCTTGCCACCAATTGTAGTCAGGGAGTTTTCGATGTACCAACCACCAGGACCCTTGAAGGCATGAGCATAGATCTTTGCCCAAGGCAGATCCTCTCCTTCAGGAGCGGGGAGAAAACGAATTACGGCATAACCGTTACCTGCTTTATCAACTTCTGGTTTCCAGAGGCGATCATCTCCGCCAGAAGTAGTGCTATTCTGTTTTTCGACTTCTTTGACCAGTTTTGCGGTCAGAGAACCGAGTTTGGATTGTTTTTTAAGATCGGAAAAAGACATTTAGATTTGGCCTGTGTTGTGTACGGATTAATTATAGCAGACGGTCAACTAGGAGTCAACACTTTTAACGAGAGTATCCAAGATTTTTTCGAGATCATCAAAAATGACGGAGATATCCACGTCAGCTGGGAATCCAAGCATTTCAGCAGATTTTCTAATCCGCTCTTTCATTTCTTTTGCTGCTGGATCATCTGACAAAGAAACTCTGGCAAACATTATCTTTTGTTTTTCAAGCAAAGATCTTAGTTTCTCAATATGTTCGAGTTTTTCGACCATATCAAAACTTGGAAATCTAAGAATTGCGGAATAAACTTCTTCTTGAAGTTTATTAATTTCTTGGATCGATTCTCTAACTATTTCTGAATCAAAAAAGTCACTCATGTTACTCTGCTGCGTCCTTAAGCATTTTCTTACAAGAAAATACATTGATATTTAGGAATGGATCATACTTTTTTATTTTAAAGCTGACGGTTTCCCACACTGGATCTGGTAGGTTATTATCGAAGTATGAACGGAAGTTGAGGATCTTATTTAAGATCACCAATGTTTCTATCGTGATAGATCCTGATAGATATTTCTTCAGTAGAATAGGATGTTTGCCATTACACTCCATAACAGATTTAAAAGAATTATCTGAAAAAAGAGTGCTCAAATCTTGCTTGAAATTATATGCAAGACTTTGATTTACTTTATTCCACTGGTTATAGTTTACATCTCCAGATTTTATAATTTCACCAATCCATACAGACTCTGGATTTGATGCATAAACAAAATTTGAGACGAAATACTCTCTGATTTGCTCATCAGTTTTTTGACGAGACATTTTTTCAAAAAAGTACTTGTCTTTCCTTTTATTGAAAGATACCACGGATGCTCTGGTAGATCCGTGGTATTTGAAGTAATCGTAGTCCTTTTTTGTGAAATGATTTTTGATTGCCAAATATGTTCTGTAACAATCAACTGGACTCATAGTGGAAGTCTTGCGCGAC